TATCAAGATACTTGAGTGGTCCCTCTAGAGTAATCAGTCCACGGTCGATCAAAGAAGACACGGAGGTGATCCCGTCATCCTCAATCTCCAGCTCCTCTAGAACCTCTTGTTCAATCTCGCGGGCTAATTTGCCCACGTGACTGTAACGTCGAGGATTCCAGCAGGATGCTAGAGAGTGAGCTCCATAAACCCCTTGAAGGCTCTGGTCGTTGCGAAACAAGACCTTAAGAGCTGCCCGGATTAATCCGGGACAGCTGCTAAGGTCTTTTCCCTCATAATGAGGGAGACCAAAGCCGCCAAGGGATTTAGGGAGATGGACGGGGATCCCCAATTGCAGCAATCGGCGAATAAAGTCGTACCACTTATAATAACAGTGGCTCAAGAGGTTCTTCCTCTTAAGCTTTTGTCCATCATCATAAGTGAGAGACTTTACGCCAGCTGCAACTGCGGATCCCCTATTCCAGATGACAGGGACCTCCTTTCTTCCGGGGAGACGTGTCTCTGGGGTCGTGATGCTCTTGATCTTGACAGTGTCAATCCAGCCGAAACCCTTAGAGCTTGAATAGCTATAAGGATTCTCTGTAAAGACACCACAAGATCGAGACTGGAAGTGGGATCCCGCCGAAATTTCAGCTCCTAAAGAAATCAAGATTTCTTCAAAGAACCGGAATCTCTGCGGTGTCCCACACCAGATATCATCGTCCCCGCAGCCAAGCTTTAGAGGGTCGCGAAGGACCGATGTGAGAGTATCTAACTCCCACACCGTTCCATCACGAATCCTCTCTAAAGCTTGAGCTGCTGTAAGGGTACCCCTATGGACAGCCCGAGACAGATTTACCGCAACTGAGGATGCGAATTCGCGAAACCAGTTAAGATAAATCCAGTTCCCGGGCTGAGCCATGGGGGAACCCCTACAAGAGGTACACGTCAGAATTTCTCCACTTCCGAGGGGAAGTGAGGTGAACTCGATAGGAGCTGTAATCATATAAACGATTACACCAAGCCACGCGAGGCCACGCTCTCTAAGGAGAACCTCCAGTTCCTTCGAAAAGGACTGGAGGACATCCATAGAGAACGTGTCCGTCGCACAAGTGAGGTCCAGTGAAAGGACCCACGGAGGAAACTTATGTTTCCCCCATGGGGCCTTCGACCGGGCATCCTTGGTCCTTCGGATAAAAGATCCGAAGGAGTGGAATGGATTGTTCCTATCGAGCGTGATGACATCGAAATCCCAAGACATAAAGGATTGCAGGAAGGTCCGAGCAAAGTGGAGGACCAAGGTGATCGCGGTTGGTGAAACCGTGACCACCCTGGACTTCCCTCCTCGCTCGGCGACTACCCGCACTCCCGCTTTCATCGGCCCCTGAGGAAGAAACTTCAGAGAATCCCAAAGGGTGTTCGGATCATGCAAATCCTCCTGAGGCCAAGGCCTCTGGAAGAAATGCGGACCGAACTCCTCGGGAATCTCAAGAAGTCCTTCCTCATGGGCCAGATGAAAGACGAAGGAACGGATGAGAAAGTTAGGCTCATTGAGGGTGACGCGATTAACGCGTTCCCCCCAAGGAGTCCAACCATACCACCCGTGCCTCTTTATGTCGTGGACATACTCAAGGAACCTATCGTTGATCCATTGTGCTTTGCCCCCCTGCTCCTTAGAAGATTCTAAGGATGCAGAGGAGTTCAGCGTACAATGGATATTCGCGATAGGCTCCTTGATTTTGAAGTCATCATGACTCTCTACCATGTGGAACCAATTTCTGAGCCACTCGGATGCACGACGGCATGCTAGTTCAGG